TACTTCTGGTTTAGTTGATAGAAATAAAGGTTCAACACTCTCATATCTTCATAAAGCAATCAAGTCACTCAATCAACTCCGTATGATTGAGGATTCGCTTGTCATTTACAGATTATCTCGTGCTCCGGAGCGTAGAATTTTCTATATTGATGTGGGAAATCTGCCAAAGGTGAAGGCAGAACAATACCTTCGTGATGTCATGATGCGTTATCGCAATAAACTTGTTTATGATGCATCAACTGGTGAAATTCGTGATGATAAGAAATTTATGAGTATGCTTGAAGATTTTTGGCTTCCTCGACGTGAAGGTGGTAGAGGAACTGAGATCACCACACTTCCAGGAGGACAAAATCTAGGAGAAATCACTGATATTGAATACTTCAAGAAGAAACTGTACCGTTCACTCAATGTCCCACCATCAAGAATGGATGGTGAAGGTGGATTTAACCTAGGTCGTTCTTCAGAAATTCTTCGTGATGAAGTAAAATTCAGCAAATTTGTTTCTCGTTTGAGAAAAAGATTTTCATACATGTTTAATGACATGTTAAAAACTCAGTTGATTTTGAAGAATATCATTACTCCCGAAGATTGGGAGCTTATGGAAGAGCATATTCAATATGACTTCCTATACGATAATCACTTTGCAGAACTTAAAGATGCAGAACTTCTTAACGAAAGACTTGCAATGGTTCAAACTGCTGAACCTTATGTTGGAAAGTATTTCTCACAAGATTACTTAAGAAGAAAAATTCTTCGTCAGACTGATCAAGAAATTATTGAGGAAGATAAGTTAATCAAGAGAGAAATTCAAAAAGGTATTATCCCAGATCCAAGTATTCCAGTGGATCCAAACACTGGTTTGCCAATGGACCAATCTCAACCTTCAACAGATTTGGGTCAACCAGTTAACGAACCTGAAGTAGATGCTTCTATAGTAGATGCTGATGCAACTAAAAATGCAGCGGATCTTGATGCTGGACCGATGAAGATGCCCAAAGGCGGCACCATATAAATATAAAAGATTATAACTTGAATTAAAACAATGGATGAACTTCTGGACATGATTATCGCTGATGAATCTCCGTCACAAATTAGCGATAAAATTAAAGATATTCTTTTTGCAAAATCTGCAGAAAAAATTGATGCATTTAGACCTAAAGTTGCTGCAGATACTTTCGAAAATTTTGAGGATGCTGAAGTTTAATAAATAAATAATATACGTGATTTCTAAAAAATATGACAATTAATACCAAAGATTTATATCTTGGAAATGTTGGTGTTGGAACCACTGCACCTTATCAGAATGTTCCAGCAACTGCTATTGTTGATGAGTTTGGAAACATTATTTCTGAATTTAAAATTAGTGCTGGTATAGTCACTGTAACTAATATTGTCGATGAAGTTGAAATCAAAAATGATTCTGGTAGTCCAATACCTGTAATATCTGGATTGGAAATTCCATATCATAATCAAATTTCATTGACTTATGATGTAAATAGTAACATTACTGGGGTTGCTTACAGTGTAAGTAGTGTTGGTGTTGCAACATTATCACTCACTTATGATGGAAATAACAATTTAACTTTCATAGAAAGGAGTTGAAATGGGATATAAATTCAATCCATTTATTGGAAATTTTGATTTAGTACCACAAACCATCAGTACACTCGATATTTACGTCATTGCTTGTAGCGATGAAACCACGGCGCTGACAACTGGCACCGGCAAAGTCACGTTCAGGATGCCATCTGCGGGAACACTCACGGCAGTGAAGGCAACAGTGACCACAGCTCCAGTTGGTAGTGCGCTGGTTGTTGACATCAACGAAGCTGGAACAACGCTGCTCAGTACCAAGCTCAGCATCGACGACGGCGAGGAAACAAGCAGCACGGCAGCAACACCGGCCGTAATCAGCGACTCCGCTCTGGCCAACGACGCTGAGATCACAATCGACATTGACCAAGTGGGCAGCGGGACAGCAGGCGCAGGGCTCAAGGTGACCCTGTATGTCACGCGGGGTTGATGCCATGACCAGTAATTTCGCACTTTGGGACACGATCACCGAGCAGGTGCTGCGTTACCCCCGCGCTGATGATGAGCCAGTTGTGGCGCTGGATCCGCGCTATCAGGTGCTGCGGATCGTTAAGGAAGATAAGCCAGAGGTCCCCGAGGGCTGGAGCATTCGCCAGCAGTGGTCGGTCGATCTTGATGCGGGCGAGTGTCATCATGGCTGGGAGTTGATTGTACCACCACCGCCCGTTCCGCCAGAGCCCGATTACGTGGGGTTCTATTCGGCGATGCTGAGTTCTGCTACTTATAGTGCAGTTTTACAAATGCCCGCCACTGCTGAACTGGCACGTGCCTTAGTGGTGTTTGTCTCCGCGATCCAAGATGCCATGAGCCACCGAGTCAATCCGCCGGCGATGCAAGGCGCCATTTGGCTACTACTGGGACAAATGACGCTTACAGATGAGCACGTAACCGAGCTGACTGAGCTGATGGCGACGTATCACCTTGATCTCACCTATACGTTGGCACCGGCATGAGCATTATTTACATCAACCCGTATCAATTCGCGGCGGCCGCTGCGTATGACACCGACGCGCAGGCATACATCACCGCCGTAGAAGCTGCTGATGGTCAGTCACTGGAGACCGCAGTAAAGGATGCGATCAACGCCTTCTTCGTCGGCTGCAAGTCTGACGGTATCTTCAACGCGATCAAGGCAAGCTGCATCCTTGCTGGCGCTCGGACGTTGAACGGTGCATTGGTGCCGCTGCTATCATCCATGCCCACTCCAACGTCGTTTAATTTTGTTGATGCTGATTACAACCGCAAGGCTGGACTCAAAGGCAACGGCAGTACAAAATATCTAGACAGCAATAGGAACAACGGTACCGACCCGCAAAATGATCGCCATTTGGCTTGTTTTGTAAACACATCGCAAACATCGGGAGCCGGAGCCTATATTGGTGCTGGCGCCGGAGATTCTGGGTCTAGCGTTATCGGTTCAGATGTCACCCTTAATACGTTGTTTTTTAGACTCTCAATAGCAGCATCTTCTACTGTTGCAGGCAAGGCGGCGACCACGGGATTTATTGGATCAAGCCGAAGCACTGCGTCTGAGTATATCGTAAGCATAGAAAATACGCAAACTACATTTGCTTCATCATCGGAGTCACCATTCGCCGTCAATCTATTTGTATTCCGCCGAAACTCAGGCGCTGCTATTTATTCAGATGCCCGCATTTCCTTCTATTCCATCGGCGAATCCGTCAACCTTGCCCTCCTCGACGCCCGCGTGTCCACGCTGATGAGCGATCTCGCGGCGGCGATACCTTAAAGAGCCCCAGACAAAAGCCTGGGGCAACAGCGACAGCCGTAGCGCCACTGGGTGAGTTTTTATCCTAGCGAGTAGTGTCCCCGTCTTCTATTTACCTTATACCATAACAACAATCTAGAGTAAAAAATTCACGTTCGACCCTGACGCTTCCGCATATATTGAGTCCGTAAAAGCAAAAGCAAAAGATGAAGTCAATTCTATATTATCAGTTATTGAAAATATCATTTAGATTTGTTATATTCTAAATATTCTTATAAGAGGTAAAGTTAAAAATGAAACTAATCAGAGAAGAAATTGAAAAAGTAGAAGTTCTTACTGAAAGTGTAAACGGTAAGAAAAATCTTTTCATCAAAGGAGTTTTTCTTCAAGCAGAGCAGGTAAACAGAAACGGTAGAATGTACCGTATGCCTGTTATGGAGCGTGAAGTAAAACGCTATACTGAGCAATATGTAAATAAAGGTCGTGCTTTAGGTGAACTTGGACATCCAGATGGACCAACTGTTAACCTAGATAGAGTTTCTCATAAAATTGTTGATCTTCAAAAAGAAGGAAATAATTTTATTGGTAAAGCACAAATCCTTTCAACCCCAATGGGTAAGATTGCAGAATCCCTTCTTAAAGAAGGAGTCTGTTTAGGTGTTTCTTCTCGTGGTATTGGATCATTAAAACCAACCAGAGAAGGTTTCAATGAGGTGGGAGAAGACTTTATGCTTGCTACCGCTGCTGATATTGTTGCAGATCCTTCAGCACCTGATGCATTTGTTCAGGGAATCATGGAAGGAAAGGAGTGGATTTGGGATGGTGGGGTCCTCAGAGAGAAAATTGCAGAGCAAACTCAGAAGAGAATCAACACTCTTGTCGATCAAAAAAGATTGGAGGAGCATAAAATAAACTTATTCAACGATTTCATTAATTCGTTGTAATTTATTAATTTATAAATAAATATAGATTTCATACAGGAAAATCGGAGAGTTCAAATGTCTCGTGGCAAACAATTACAAGAAATGGAAGTAGGCACAAAGCAATCCAAAACTGCAGTCAATGCCGGCGCTAAAGCAGCGGAACCAATGGCTAAACTATCTGGCAATATTCCAGATGGACAAAGTGGTTCTTGGGAAGATTTGGGTGGACCTACACCAGAAAATTATAAGTCTGATGATGATTCAGCAAAACTA